AAAATCCAGGTCCTGCCTTTCGCTGTAAAGAAGTCCAATCCTAGTCGCCTTACTTCATAGATAGAAACATGTCTGAGATGTGCAGAAGATACTCTGGAGGTTGGAGGTTCCGCAGACCCATCGAGCCATTTCTTTACTAAAGAATTGGGTCTGTATACATAATTTGCTTTCCTATCCCCAGCGTGTGTTAGGTACAAAGCATATCTAAGTATTTCACCCCTGGTTACGTATCCATATGAAAAAAGGTTTGGACCGAATTGGATCCTAGACAGTCTCAAGTTGTGAGGTTCATTTAAACATCGAAAATCATAATTATTATCTAAATAAAGTAAAGTAAGATTTAAACCAAATACTGGTTGACATAGTAAAGGTATCGAAACTCCTTCTAGATTATAATAATAAGTGCCTGTCATGCACACACCAGGTATAATATCATACAGATTATGTGTTGAGTAATCAAAAGGTACAGAAATAATTGAGTGATCAGTTACTATCACTGATGTTGGAAAAGATATGTTCTTAAAGGAGTGTCTATTCTTGGCTTTCAATTTGCCATTTACTTTTATCTCATTTAAAGTTCCAGACGATGAGCTAATGGTACCGGTCACCTGGACTTGGTTTTTAAAAGATGCATCGGACTTACCAAGCCTGCTTGTGCCATCAGGTGTTAGGATATCAACACCAACAGTATCTAGCCTCGCTAGATCCCTCTTAGTCACTCCTGTCCCGCAGGAGTCAATGACTGATCGCCAGTCGACATTGTCGGTGGTTCGCCAGGAACCTCCTCTTTCAAGTCTAACTGCGGTTTGACACTTGGGATTGGTATGCCTGACCTCACCATGTCGAAGTGAAAAAACGATTCATCAATATTGTAGTTACCGAATACAGCAACCTGGTAATGCTGTACGTCTGTAACCACAGTTTTGAAACTTCTCACGACATGATGACTAGTTATGTAATCACTGCACCTGGGAGCCCAGTGATCAACTTTTTCAACAGGGTAGCTGTCAGACCTAGTCCAAATAAACTTACATTCTATGCCGTTTCTGTTGTCAATTGGGTCACCAAATTCGTGTGCCCTAGGTCGTATAGATTGTAGTTTAAAAGTCACTTGGTTGTCTTCAGCCCTTGGTAACACCGGTGGTGTTGCTATACTGACATTATTGGCAGCAAAGGATCTATGTTCACTATTAGAAGAAGTACTTAAATAGTGGACATCAAACCCTTGCCACCTATTGACCACTCCCAGCGCCCATAAGTCAAAGAACTCATAAGAAAGGTCAAATCTCAGATTGTTCCTAGCCCGTTCTGGCCCACATAATAGAAAGCTTGATGCGTACGGAGTATTGCTTAACAAGCTCCCGGATCTACCTACTACCAGGGCAGCGCAGCCAGGGATTACTATATTGTTAAAGATTAAGCTGTTATTTCGTTCTTCATAACCGTAGTCAGCCATATGGTCGATATTAATCCGACCAAACCTAACACGATTTTTATGATTTACTGAAATACCAGTGGTCAAATAGGTCCCGGTTTGTGAGTATATAGGTACTGTGACTTTTTCTCCTAATACAGCGGAAACTATGACAGGCTCACGATTAAATGTTTCAATGGCCGTGTCGTCGGGGTAAGCCAATGACCTTAAAAGTTCTATGGAATTTTTCTTATTTATCTTAAACAAATACTCGCCCCAATACCAAGCCGTGTTTCGTAATAATGAGGTACATAAAGAGGATTCACTGTAAGCTTCAGCCTTCTGATACGCTGTCAACGCATCAGCACTGAGGCAAACGGCCTCACCTTCCATGAGAAAGGGAAATACCGCTCTTTTCAAACCCACCTTCGGTAGACTGAGCGTCCTATGTAACCCAGTCCACCAATGCGCCTCAACCGTCTCCGTGGCTGGGTGTGCGAGCCAATTGACAAGGTAGTTTTGTGCACATAGTAAGTCTTCATAATACCTATGATTCATGACCAACTTATTGATT